TTATCTTGGTTCTAGACTATTAGGATTTAATCATGGAGGCTCTTTACAGTATGCAGCTAAAGGTTATTTAAAAAGAGTTGATACTAAAGAAGCTGCAATAAATAAATACATTGCTGAGAATAGCCATAAGTTTACAGCTGGTTCTATACAAAACTTTAAAAGGACTGGAGACTATAGTAAACTTATACGTATAGGACAAACTCCTAGACAGGTAGGAGAACGTAAACCTTATTGGAAAAAGGTTGGTAATAAGATGGTAAAAGGATGGGCACGTGAATATGAGTTAACTGATCCGGTCACAAAGGAAAAGATAAAGTATACGTCTGCTGATGGTGGTAAAACTAGAATAGATGCATCATACCAAACTGATCCTAAGTTAGTAGCAGGTACTCCAGAGTATCAGGATCGTAGAATGAAAATGGCTAAGCATGTAGAATCTCGTATTAAAGAAGATCATAATCGATTAGATAAATATGAAACAGGAAGTAAGACTAACAATACTTATAGTGTTACTTACAAAACTGATATTAGACCTGGTAAAGCCGCAGATGAAATAGTTAAATGGGCTATGGAAAATAATATCGATCCTCTTGCAGCATCAGAGTATGGTACTCAAGCATACAACATGGCTATTGCACATACAAATAGAGATCCAGATGGTATAAAACCAAGTAGTCTAAGACCTTTCTTAGAACAACTTGCAATTGTTCATAAGGCTGCAGTACCTGGTTTACTTAAAGAAACTGTAGACGGAGAGACTGTTACATTTTCTCATGATAAATTTAAAACACTAAATGATAATATCATTCAATCTAAATATGGAGTTGGGCATGGGTTAAGTCCAGCTGCAAAACAAAAGCAACTTGAAATCTTTTATGGTAATGTTAAAGTTGAATTTGAAAAGCAAGTCAAAAATGGTACACTAGATAATAGATATAGAAATCCAATACCAGGATACACACCATTTGCATTATTTGCACAAGACTTACTTAACTATAATATGAAATTAAAAGCTGAAGGTAAAGGAGCTTAATAACATGACGTTAAATCTTTCAGATCAGCAAGTGCTAGATCTATTTGGTCCAACACCTACAGAGTTAACTGGTAGTGATGGACATGCTTTTGTAGATGGAGATACCTTAAGAAATACTGAAGGTAAATTACTTAGAATAGAAGGTCTTACTGCCGCAGAGATTATGAGGTTAGATCCTGAAGGTAAGTTTACTGCGGGTGATCCAGGGGGTACAGCTTCTTGGGTTCAACTTAGAAACTTAGCTGAAAACTTTGGCTTTAATAATGTTGTTTATTTAACAAACCCAGATGGTAGTCCTAAGATGGATGCTACTGGTAATCGTCAATTAGTTAGATTAAGAAATAATAAAGGTGAAGACTTTACTCAAACAGTTTTACGTAAAGGAATCACAAAGCTAGGGGCTTTTAGTACTGCTGAAGATATAGAAGCATGGCAATGGGGAGACGCTCAGGTTTCTGAAGCTACTAATCAGGTACTAGAAAATAAAGAGTTAGATGATTGGGAGAAAGCACAAGTTGCAATTAACGATGCAACTAATGCAGAGACTTGGAAAGAAAAAGAATTCCAAAAAGTTGCACTTAATGAAAAAGAATTATATAATTTAACTAAGCCTCGTCAACCAGGTGAATCAATAGAAGCCTTTGCATTAAGACAAAGAGAAGCTCAAAAATATAATAAGAGTATGGTCTATAATGATTGGTTAGATAGAGATATAACAAACCACTCTTTACATCCTGGATGGGATGGGTTTGGTGTAGGTTGGGATGGTGCAGCAGAAAGTATATATGGTGCTATCCAAATGATTGGTGAGAAAACAGATATACCAGGATTTTCTGAATGGCTTAAAGGAAAAGGAGAACAAGGAGTTGCTAGAAATAGAGAACTTCTTATGGATGTTCCTAATTTAAAATTGAATGCATTAAAACCTGTGTTAGATGATGACGGAAATATTGTTGGAAATGAATGGGATATAAATGGCATTGGAGAATTCTTTGAATACATTAAAACTAATGCAGCTATCTCACTACCATATATGGGGGCTTCAATACTTGGTACTGTCTTAGCTCCTGCAACTAAAGGGGTATCACTTGCTTTACCTGTTTCAATTTTTACTGGTCAAACTTATAATGAAATGGAAGGAACACCAGAAGAGAAGAGAGCAACACTTGCGGTAGCTGCTGGTGTTACAATGACTGTGCTAGATCGTTTAGGTATTAAATTTTTAATGGGTAACTTTAAAGGTACACTACTTAATGAAGCTGTTAGAAATAAAATGGTTAAGGCATATGTACAAAAGCAAGCAGCCGATGGTAATATTATAACAGAAGATGCAGCTAGACTTGCAATTAATAAGATGACTCGAGTAGAATCTGCTAAGCTATTAGGAAATGCTGCAGAGATTGCAAAGCAACAATTAACTGCAGTAAACTTTTTAAAATCTTTTTCTAGTAAATCAGTATTAGGTTTTAGTTCTGAAGCATTAACAGAAGCTGGTCAAGAATTAACTGGTTATATGGCAGCTGTTGCTGGAAGTAATAAAAAGTTTAATCCAATGGAATTACAGAATAGAATGCTTAATGCTTTGATTGCAGGAGGAACTATTGGATCTGCTTTTTCTGTACCAGGAACGCTTTATGATGCAGGAAAATGGGCAGATGTTGCAGTAAGAGGAGATAAAGCAGAACAAAAACGTTTATCTTTTGCTGGAGAACAAGCTCAAGAAGAGAAAAGAAAGACTGGTAAAATCCAAACAATTAAAGAGATTAATACAGTTGTACCAACACCTTCTCAATCTGGAGCTTCAGATTTTAATAGCTTAAGTAATGAAGGTAAGAAACAACAAAAATCAAAAGACGCATTTGAAAAAGTAAAAGATATGTGGAGTGCTATTCCAGTATTATGGAGAGGCTCTACAAGATTTATATTTACTGAAGCAATACAAAAAACTTCTCAAGCTATGAGAGAGTTAGCTAGTATGTTTGGTGGGAATTTACAACGTATACATTCAGGAGAAAACTTTGAAGAAAGAAAGCGTAACCTATTAACTAAATATAGAAATTTAGTTAAGACACCCGCAGAGTATGCAAAGATGGCAGGCTTTGGTACAATTAATCAAGCAAAGTTATCTCAAATTATTAATGAGTTTCATAATTGGATAAACAATAAAACAAAACAAAGATCTGAAAAAAATAAAAAACTTACTCAACAAGATTGGAATAGTCTTGATCAAGAAGCTAATCTAAAAGACCATAAGTTTTGGTTGAATCAATGGTATTCAGATACAACAATGTTAGCTGATAAATTATATGAAGCACAAAAGTATGCTTGGGAACAAAATAATCCTGGTAAATCTTTTGAAAAGCAAGTAGGAAGAAGAGGTAACTACTTACAAAGATATAAATCTTTTGATAAAGGTATCATTGAAAAAAATCAGAATGAATTTGCTGAGGCTTTAGTTAAAGAATTTGGTATGGATTTAAATACAGCTAAAGATATAACTCGGGATATTGTAGAAGATAATAATATTACAGGATTTGATAATGTCTTTGATGTAGGAAAAGGAAAGCATATACCTTCACAACATAAAAAGAATCGTTTAGGATTAGCAGAAAGAGATTCCTTTAAAAAGTTTATGGAGAATGATTCTTTTGTAAATATTTCAAACTCTGCAAAAGCTGCTGCAAGATTTCAAACTTATCAAGAATTTCTTGGAGATAACAATCAAAAGATCTATCAAAAATTAATGCAAGCAGAACAAGAAGGAGTAGATAGAGAAACTATTGCTAAGGTTGCTGCTCAATTACAAGATTATTTAAATGCTGAATCAGGTAACTATAAACGTTTAGAAAGTAAAACACTTGCTCGTGTACAAAAGAACTTATTATTCTTTACAACTTTAGCAGGATTACCATTAGCAGTTGTATCTTCTTTTGTAGAAATAGCAATGACTGTTAGAGCTTTAACACCTACACAAATATCTAAAACAATTATGAGTGCTAGTAAAGAGTTTGCTCAAGCAGCTTGGTCTACTATAAAAGATCCAAGGTATTCTTCTACACAAAGACAATTAGAAAAAGAAGAAAGACAAGCAAACATTAAAAGATTAGGATACTTTGATTGGGACGTTGGTGCAGCACAAACTACAGGTGCAACTGAAAATACACATGCATCAAGAAAGTTATTAGATAGATTCTTTAGAATTATATTACTACAGCAATGGACAGATTATACACGTAATATAAGAGCTTCTATTGCGTCAGATTTTATAATGAATCATGTAAACTTAATTGCTAGACATAGACAAGCAGCAAATTTTGTAGGACCTCAGCAACAGTGGGATCAAGCTGATGCTATATATACTAATGAAGTACAAGAAGCTGAAGAGCAATTAAGAAATTTAGGTATTGATGTTGATTGGTTAGTTGATTATGTTTCTAGAACTGATCATCATGGACAACAAACAATTAATGCTGATGGACAAGTTGAGTTAAGATTAAGTGATGCACAAAAATATGCTGATTCAAAGTTTGATAATATGATGGTTAATGCTGAATCAAATTTTGTTAACGAAGCTATTGCTTTACCTATGACATATAACCGACCATTGTTTTATCAGAACCAGCACTTAGCTTTGTTCACACAGTTCCAAGGTTTTATTGCAACCTTTACTGCAAATCATATACCAAGAATGTGGGGTGACTATGTTAAACGTGGTACACCTGCAATGAAGTATAATATGTTTGCTATCATGACAACAATGATTGCATTAGGATTTGCAGCACAGTACTTAAAAGATTTAATAAAGTATGGTAAACCTTCACCTTACTTAGATGATATGGAAAAATTACAAAGAGGATTTGGAGCATCAGGTTTAATTGGTGTTGCTGAAAGACCTTTAAACTTTGTATTTCCTATATATGAAACATCATCTAAAAATCCTGTTGAGTGGATATTTAATAATATATCAGGAGAAGCCGCTGCTTTATCTAATGTAGCTAGAGCAGGTGAAGGTGCTGTTAATATTATACAAGGTAAAACAGAACAAGGGGCTTACAAATTATTTAAAATTACACCAGGAATAGGACCATTTAATCAAGGAAATAAATGGTTAGCCCGTAATTTATTTGGAGAATAGATATTATGAGTGTTAAGATTACAACTGATGCAGATATGAAAGCAGCAATTGATTTACCTGCAGAAACCTTAGCCGATAAATTAGGAACAGCAAGTGATAAACAATTAGAATTCTTTCAAGAAGATAATCAAGCACAGCAAGAACAGGAAATTGAAACTCCTTTTACACTTAAAGAAGAACAGATAAAAGAATCTGAAGCAGCTCCTACTGAAGAGGTAGCAGGTACTGATGAAGTTACTACTGGCGCATCTGAATTAGATGAAACTGGTGTAACCGAAAGAAAAATACCTACAATTAATGCTGATCGTATAGATAAACAGAATCAGTATATTAAAGGTATGTATTCTAAAATTAAAGCAATAAGAGACTACCAGAAATCTGATAAATATGATCCTAACGTATTACCAAAATATCTTATAACGGCACTTGATAATATGAGAAGAAGAGCATCTAACTCTGCAAGTATATTTAAAGCTCTAGGTTTATCTATGACTGGTAATATTAGATGGGCAGGTGGACAAGAAGCTACTCAAAAATTTTATGCAATTAATAATGAAAGAAAACAACAAGGGTTATCACCATTAAGTATTAAAGAATTTCAAGAGCAGCATCCTGGTATATTAGAAGAACGTAGAATTGATAAGACTACTGGACTTCCTGTTACTGATACTGGTTTTGTAAACATCGATAATGAAGGTAATGTTTTAAATCCAGATGTACCTATAACAAGAGGATCTCAAGTTAATCTTACAGCACAAGCTGTTGCATATCATAGTCAAATATTAAATGCAACTGCAATAGATAAACAAGGTAATATAGATGTTGATCCAGACTTACCATATATAATGTCATTAGCAATGGAACAGTTTCTTGTAGATGAAATGTTTGCTGCACAAAAAGATTCAGCAGAAAAAGGGATCACACCAACTCAAGCTTTACATCAGAGATTAAATGGAGACGCAGATAAACAGCTAGAGTTATTTGATGCAGATCCTAAAAGTGTAGTACAAGAAATTGAGCAGATAAAAGATTTAAATAAGCTACCTACTTTAAAGAAAACTGAAATGTCTGAACAAGTAGGAAGAGGTGTTTATCAAGAATGGAAAAGATTTCAAGCAGATAAACAAGGCTTACCACAAGACTTTTATTTAAGAGACTATCAAGAGTTATCTCCTGATGTTTTTGTTATGCTAGGAGATATGGTAGCAAGATTATATTCAAGAGCAAACTCAAATTTATTTAAAGAGCTACCTGAAAAAGTAAATAGACAAACTGTATTTCAAATTACACCTGAAGGTATCTTACAATTTTCAAGATTAAGACAGGGAATGCCTGGATTATTTTCCCAACCAGAAGTAGAACCTGATTCTGCAAGAAGTGAAGGGGGTCATAAGGTAACTGAGCAAGCAGTACTTACTAGAAATATGACAAGTAAAATAGGAAGTTTAACAGATTTACCTGGAACTACAAGGCATATTCTTGATCAAGCTGTAGAAAATATGAATAGAATAAAATATGTTAATGATCCTCGAAGAGAAAAGATAGCTCTATGGTCTGTGCTCTTAGCTTTTAATGGTCATGATGTACCAATAATAGGTGGGGATATAGATCCTAATAGCTTCTTTGCTAAGCAATTTAAAATAGGTGCACATCAATTAGCTGATTTACATAATGAAAAAGAATTACTATTTTTAAATGCTAAAATGGCAGAGGAAGCAGGTCATAGTGAAAAAGCTGAACGACTTTATCAACTAGCTGAAGAGTATAATCCACAAGCTATACTTAGAGAAAACCAAGAGAAGTTTATAAATGTAGCAAATGCAATACAAAAATATAGTGGACGAGAGAATCATTTAACTTTTGCTATTCAAGCATTGACTGGTAGAATTCATGCACAACAAACTTTATATAATCCTCAAGCACATAAACTAATTAGATTTGTAGTAGGTGGTGGTAACAGCTATCAGTTTACTCCAAATGGTAATAGTGAAACAGAGAAAGATTGGATGGAGATTATGTCTGCTTTCTTCTTTGAAGGAGAATTTAAAAAGCGATATAGACAGGCACGATCAGCTGAAGAAAGAATTAAAATATTTAAACAATCAATTGACTCTGAAGAATACAAACAAAAAGTAGGATGGGGAAATTATTTATTAGAAAACTTAGAAAACTTTGATGTTAATAATGCTAAAGCAATATTAAAAAGCTTTCATAATTTTGCAAAAGCTGCGGTTACTCCATCAAATAAAGAAAAAGAAAATCGAGTAAAGGCTTCAATAAAACAAAACTTTAATAATAATTTTCTTGCAAAGAACCCAGCACTAATGACTTATCTTGATGGTCATGAAGAAGAAGTAATTCTACTTATGGATTATCTTATGGACTTAGCTAAGTGGGATCAAGCTAGAAAAGCAGGAACAATACATAAGACTAATATTGGTGTAGAGATAGATGGTAAAACTCATGGTCCTGCTACTATGGCGATGGCTTTAGGTAGTGTAGCTATTGCAAAAAGAGCAGGGGTATTAATACCAGATACTACTGCTGCTGCAGAGCTAATGGATTTTCAAGATCTAAGATTTGCTATGAAAGATTCAATGCTGGATAGATTTAATTTATTGTTAGATGGATTAGAGATTCCTATTAATCAACAACCTATGTATAAAGAAATATTAAAGAAGGCAGTTGAAGATACTGCAAACTTCTTAAAGAAATCCCCAATGACTATGGGATATGGACAAGAATTAGAATCTTTAAAACAATATGTAGGAATTACTATAAAGAATAGTCCAGTCTCAAAAGATATTGGTAATATAATATCTGCTAATGCATTAAAAGAAAAGGATGTTATAGAATTTTTACATAGTATATTAGTTGATTCTATTTATCAAACTTTTGATCCAGAAACAATTCAAATAAATCAGGTATTAAAAACAAATGCACAGTTAGCAATCTTAACAGATCAACCTATAAAGTTTGTAAACTCTTTAGGATTTACATCTTGGATTAGTGGAAAAGAAAGTTCTTTAGATGAACGTAAGCAAGCGCATTATACTATGAGTGAACCTGAGTTAAGAGAAAATCCTAGAGGATCACTTAATATTTGGCATGGAACTAATGAAGCTGCAGTCTTAAGTAACCTTGCACAAAGACCTTTTGAAGGAGAGAATGGTAGAGTATTTCAATCTGTAGAGCATGCATATCAAAGTCATAAAAGTGGAAAGTTTGATGAAGCAACATATAGTAAACCTTGGAAAGATGGTTCAAAGTTTGTAGGTAAGAAAGCTAAGACAGAAAATAATTATAATATTAAATTAATGGAAAAGATTATACGTCGAAGTTTTGCACAAAACCCTGAAGCTTTTCAACAATTAATAAATACTAAAGGAATGAAGCTAACACATAACCAAGATAAAGGTGTTTGGGGAAAAGAATTTCCTAGAATTCTTATGGATATAAGAGATGAAGGTGGAGCCTTAACAGGTCTTGCTGTAGGAAAAACTAAAAGACAACAATCTGTAGAACTATATAGATCTGTACCAAGTGCAGCAGCTATCGTAGAAAGAGATGGGATGGAACAAGTTGGAAGAGAAACAGCTGGAGGTTTATTAGCAACTATCACTCAAAGTAAAGATGGTAATATGATTGGTAGATCATTTACTGGAAATTCTTGGGTTAAAATACATACAAAGGCTAAGGAAAGAGGTGCTAATCAAGGATTTATATCACCACTTTTTGATGCAGTATGGACAGACTTAGGTACTTTTAGAACTATTCGTAAAGAAATGAATATACATCATGAACAATCATTAATAGAATCTAGAGATAGCGAACAAGTTTTAGAATGGGGTAATAAACAATTAGATTTACTTAATCAAAAAGCAAATGATGATAATACTGTCGTTGAAATGGGTGGTAAATCTTTTCATGAAGCATGGGGAAATCTTGGTATAGATTATAGAGGTATACGACATATCTTTCCAGGACCAGAAGGACGATCTAAAAGAGATATGGATAAAGCCTCTAAACATTTACAAACTATTGTAAAAAGAGTAATGGATTTAGCACCTTCAGAAGTTGTAGGTAAAAATAAACTTATGACTGTTGCTGATTTTACAAGTGAAAAAAATAAAAGATCTTTTATAATAGCAAACCGTATTGAATCATTAATTAATATGGCTGGTTATAATCTTTCGCCAATGCCTAGAACTATAAATGGTAAGACAATACCACCAACAACTTCTTTAACAAAAGGTGATATTAAAAAGATCTTAAAAATTATTGTAGGTCCTCAAGGATTAGATTTAAAAAGAAGAAATGATAAAGCATTAAAAGATTTAAAAGAAAGAAGAGCAATAATAATTAGTGAATTAAAGAAACAAGGATTAGGGAGTACATTAAATGTCAATCTTGCAAATTAAAATGTATTTAAGTTTAGAAATATGTAAGATCTTTGGTAAGATAGATAACTACTTTTATAATAAGCATGTAGATTATATAGATAAATTCTACCGCAAGAATAACCTTAGGTAATACAAAAAATTCCCCAAGAATATCTTTACGATACTCTTGGGGATTTTTTATTTCTTAAGTTTAATAAATTTTCTTCCTTTAAAGAAGACAATTAAATTGATTGTTGTATTAATAGTGATAGCTATTATTAACCACCACTGCCACCAGTTAGGAATGATATTAGTTTCAATCATGCTTTAGAAAGATTTTCTAATGCTTTCTTTTTATAATTAGCTGCGGCTTGTTTGCCTTCAGCTTCTTTCCCTTCACCACTATACCAATTGACAATTCGATTGTGTTCGTTTTGTATAACTAACTCATCAAGTTGTCTATCAGACATCGTATCAGCAAGAGATGGATCCATATTTAATCCTGCAAGTGCAGTTTTATTATCAGGTTCTATCCCTAATCTTACTGGTAGCATACCTTTACGCGAAGAAGTAGTCACTATTTTGTACCTCCTTAATATTTAATTCGCCTATTCTAGGTTGCCGATAGTTGAAATTATCAGGATTCGTTATGATCATTTTCTCAATGACATCAAAGAAGTTTTGATAACTATACATCTTAATAAATTTATCTTTTATTAACTGTAAAAGGTTATCAACATCACATGCGTGGACACTATAGGAATCATGGACCGCGCCAAAATCCCCTTCCCATTCACAGATTACATTAGCCATATGTGCAGCATCCATAGAGTGCACAAAGTTAGGAGAGATACCAGACATAAAAGATCTAATCTTTGGTTTGTCTGTAGGTTCTTTACCAACGTGTTGGATTCTTATAGTATCTGTCTCTTCCTTTGACCCATCTTCTTTAAGAATAGTTGGCTTAATCTTTCTTTCACTACAACTAATGATAGCTTTTTCTTTAAATTCATTCTCAGTAAATGCTTCATAAATTACTGGGAACCCTGACGGTGTTGTCCATCTTATAGATTTCTGCTTACTATTTTTAGCATACTCAGATGCTATCTCTGCTTCAGCAATTTTCTGTAAGAATTTCATAGTTTGCAATGGACCAGCACAAACTTCGTCAATAGCTTTAACTAGTTGTCTAGCAAGCATGACGCAATCTTCCTCAGTTATATTATACTTTTCTAAGTATCCTTCCACATGACAATCAAGATACATATTCTCTGCAATCTTTAATGCACCTGCACTATAAGCTCTAGTCATTGAACCACGTTTAGTAATTCCTTTTCTTATATGCTTCATAGGGATTTGTCTTTCTTCAAACCATTCAGGTACTTTCTTAATAAGATTCTTTGCACATTGTACATAGAAATCTTTTTGAATATCTTGCGGAACAACTCCTACTAATTCACCTGCCTCTTTATCTTTTGACATAGCACATAGATGTTGCCATCCATTATTACTACCATCAATAGGAATAGGAAGGTAAGTTATATAAGGTCCTTCAGTTTCTGTTGCATTATATATTTCTAAAGCAGCAGCTAATAATGATACAGGTTTTTCTGCATTAGAATCTACGATTTCTTCTTTAGCAATCTTAAATATAAACTCTATATTATTATCAGTCCAGGCTTCACGATCTTCTAACTTCATTTTATCTACTGATATATCTTCTAAACCTTCTTCTATTAAGTACGGTTTATAATCAGTAAACAACCATTCAGGTAGATTATCTTTATGAAACGTTTCATTATATGCACAAGCAACATGAATCTTTAACCTTCTTAAACCTTCCTCAGTCATGACTTTACCTTTTGCAAAAAGCATTTGTCCTCTGGCTAAATCATTTCCTTGGAAGTTTAAGAATGGTGTCGTATAATATATTCTACCACGGTAATCAGCTTCAACATACTGATAGAAGGTATCATCTTTTATTAAGTCAGCTCTTGCCATAGTCAAATCAAATTCAATTATTTTTGATTTATATTTCTTCTTAAAAGATTTATACTGATCTAAAAGTTTATGTTTATTACGATGTAATATACTTCTTACTCTTGTATTAATTTTCCAACCAGTCTGTTGTAAAACATTCATACTCTTTATAAAATTATGATGAAGATGCTTATTAAATTCAGATCTTCTACTATAATCCCAGCCTTTAATAACAGGCTTTAAAGTTTCAGGTTGGATAAGACTATTAATATCTAATGGTATTTCAAATGTAGTTCCTCTAAGTAGATCTCTTCTACCATCAGGTATAATAAGATCCCACTTTTCTGGAACAACTATATAATGAGCACGACTTCTTTTCAAACTACGATCCAACTTTTCTACAGGTATAAACTCTCCGTCTTTAGTTTTACCTATATTAATTTGGTGTGTTTGATAGAATGCTTCTAAGAACAGGTCTCCCATCATTGCTCTTAGTCTAAACCAATCCCAAGGTGCGTGGTCTTTATTAGCATATTTAATATCATCTAATATAAAAGAACCAACTGCTATACTTAAATGAGTTAAGTTAGCTTCACCTTGATATGATTTATTTCCACGTGTACTATTTCTAGTAAAGTGTTGTTGGATAGTGTCCATTGCAAATACAAGGTATGCTTTAATACTATCAGAAGAAATTTCTTTTAATAGATTACAAGCGATATGAGCTTTAGACTTTCCAATTTTATTTTCTAGATACTTTAGCTGAGTCTCCATACTCTTTCCTTCTATCTATATGGTTTATCTTTACCTTATTTTCATGTAATAATAATATACCTTCATCAAATTCATAAGGTTCACAGTATACAAATTTTATTATACCACTTTGTAGTATAAGTTTAGCACAATCTATGCAAGGTGAGAGAGTACTATATAAGGTGGCACCCTCTGCATGTCCTGCACTTCTTGCTAATTTACATATTGCATTTGCTTCAGCATGTATAACTTCTTTTTTAGTAGCACCACTAGAGTGCTTACATTCGTTAGTCATACCAGCTGGCATACCATTAAATCCAAACGCAAGTATATTATTATCTTTAACTATTACAGCACCTACTTTCCTCTCAGTATCATGCGACATATTACTAATACGTAAAGCAATATCAATATATAAACAGTCATATCTATATTGCTTTTCGTTTTGAGATGTAGTCATTAGACCTCCGTGAAGTGTGTACCTACAGCTGTTAACCTTGTAGTCTTATTATCGTAAACAGCTGCTCCAGCGGATCCCGTAAGCCCAGTAAACCTAGACTTAAGTACTCTAAACTTAATGGTATTACGTTCGGTTTCATTTTCAGATACCAGATTTCTAGCAAATGTAACTATATCAAATGAGATCTGCTTAATAGAACCACTACCTTTGATGTCATCTATTGATGCAAGTTTACCTTCTTCAAAAGATGTTCCTCCGCCAGGAGCTTTTCTTAGGTGAGAGATTAAACACAACCAAATGTTATGCTTCTTTACAATCTTAAGTAAGTCACTCATTACTTTATCAACTGCTTCATTACCGGATAGTCCTTCAGTTCCTTCTGAAACAGCGATTGTTATATGATCTAGGATTAAATACTTACAACCCATAAGACACATATATTCTATCTTATCTATCAGCGAAGAGTCACCGACAGATCCTTGATGGTCGAGGAGTACAAGTCTTTCATTGCCAAATACTTCCATGTAAGCTGTTCGTTCTTGGTCCTTAGCTGCCAGAGTAGATCCGACTTCCCGTTTAAGTACCATGTGAATGAATTTTTCGGCTGTATCACCGACACTTTCTTCAAGAGATATGAGACCAATCTTATCCTCAGTCTTGTGAAGTAATTCCAGGATAATCTCTTTGACAACAGTACTTTTACCAGAGCCAGTACCAGATGTGAATAACGTAATCTCGCCATGTCTTATTCCTTTTAGTTTATCATTTAATCCTTGCAAACAATCAGGATAAGGAATAGACTTTACAGCTTGTCGTTCTTTATACTGTTCCCATATTGCTTCACCAGTTACAATACCAGCGGGAGACCAGGTCTGTGCATTCCAATAGCTTTTAATTAAACTATCATGACCATGCTTTAAGAGCTGATCACAAGGATCTTTTTCTGTTAGCTTAGCTATCTTTGCTTTACCAGCACCGATAATCTTAGCTGCTTTATCTGTTGCTGTTTTACCAGCAGCATCTTGATCAAAGAATAATATAACAGATTCAAATTTCTGAACCCATTCTCTTTGCTCTAATAATATTTTATATCCTGATGCACTAGGAATAGATACTACTGGATATATTTTATTATATTTATTTAAGAATGCCTGAGCTACAGCACAAGCATCGAGTTCACCTTCAGTTATTACAAGTGTCTTACCACTAATATTATTAGCAGCGGCTTGACCAAATAATTCTATGTTAGTAAAGTTACCATGAACTATAAAATCTTTAGGTAACTTTCTTTCTTTCCATGCAATTACTTTTCCATCATACTTATTAGTGTATGGATAGAAGTGAGAACCAGGTGAACCGTCAGGATTAACCGACATCTTAATTCCAAAGTGATCAACCACTTGTTTGGAAATTCCTCTTGAAGTAATTGGGAAACTATTCAAGTCATTTATTTCTTCGTCATCTCTTATCATATTAGTTTGACTTTCTTCAGTTAAGTTATTGTTATTATTAATTTTATTAGTAGAATAATTACAGGAAAAACAATAAGCACCATCATCATAAATTGTAAAGGCATCTGATGAATCGCACTTAGGGCACTCCGTTTGTTTGTATCTTGTCATCTAAAAATTCTTTCACTTTAACATTCAAATACTCTTCACCTTTAGGTACAATCTTTTTATGTAGTTCAGCGTAATAAACTTTATTATCATTGAACTCTTCAAAGATACCTTGGTAAGTATCGAATAAGGGTTTAATTACATTGTCTAAGTCAGAAGATTTATTAGAGAATCCTGCTGTAATTTCAAATGAAACAGGGTTAGAAGAGAATGGCCAAGCCACCCCCTTCATTTCATCTCTCAATTCATTTTGATAATTCAGATACTTTATCTGCTTTATCGCTTTGTTTCTGTACGTCATTTGGTTTGCGGACAGAGGTTTTATTTTGAATGTATGATTTAATATCTTCATATTCTTTCCATGATGTTAACATACGTAATAGGTTATAACTCATAAGACATTGAGCATGATCATATCCATGTTCTTTCCATAAGTCTTGTACCTTATCCCATTGAGATGCACTTGAAACTCCTTCAAGAAGTTTAGCACCTTTCTTAGGACCAATACCTTTTAGACCCATGATATTATCAGTGGAATCACCAGTCAAACATTGTAACATTAAGTTATAATGTCCAGTCTCATCATCTATAAATTGCCAGGTATCTTTACTATAATTGTAATGATTACCAGGAATTTGTAATAGATCTTTATCAATACCACATATTACATATTGTTCTTTATTTTCTCTTGCTTCATACGCCCATATAGAAACTAAGTCATCAGCCTCCATACCAGTAGCTTCAACAGCACCTTTCTTTAGTGCATGTTTATGTAAGAAATTTAATTTATCTCTTATATCTTTATCTAACTCAGGACGTTTAGCTTTGTAGTCACCACATAATTCTTTACGAAAATTATTTAAACCTTTAATTGCATATAGCACAGAGAATTTTTCTTCTTCATCAAAAGGATTAGTTAATTTTTCTTTAACTGCTAACTCCATAGTTCTACAAAAACTATTAAAGTTTTTGCGTAATTCATTTTGAGTTTTAGAATTGTAAGCAATCTTAAAGAATATAGAATCTGTATCTACAAACATATTAATAATTTTATTTTGCATTTTGTAATTCCTTTCTTACATCTGCATAAAATCCGTTAAACTTAGAGGGTTTTATTATATCAATTAAACGCCAGTATGGTAATATACCAAGTGAATTTACTTTAACTTTATCACCGGCTTTTAATAAACGTTCAGGTCTTGAATCCCACTCACAGAAAAAGAACTCATGTGTAGTATCTCTTTGCTGTAATAAGTAAACCATTTTCTTTGGAGATATATTATACCAGGTTTTAATAAACTTTACATCTATATTAATACCTTTAAATACACCATCAACTTTCCAAGAAGGATGTTCTTCCCAATGATTCTCTTTAATCATAGCCCACTCATAAACTTCACATTCAATATCAAGCTTTAATCTTTCAAGTGTTCTTCCATTAGGATTATACTTCTCAGCACGAGCATCACGTTGATCAATAAAATCTTTAGTTACTGTAATATTTTTAATCATTAGTGAACCTCCGCATAGTTATTACCGATTGTACCTTCACCTGCCATAATATTAACACCTACTTCTTTAGGTCCTTCAGCAAATGATTCAACAAGAATTTCTAATACTCTATCTGCATCTTTATCTGAGGCAGACCAAGCAACTTCATCATGATAATAAAGTCTAGGTTGAGCATCTAAGTTTTCTTCTTTAATCTTTTTAAGTTGATAAGCTAAAGCAGATTTAGTTGTAATAGCTTCACAACTTTGTAATAAATAATTTAAAGTCTGATAAGATTGTGGTGTATAAACTTTACGACCATCTAATCCAGGAATATATCCTTCAACTGTACTTTGATTATCAGTTGTTGTCCAGATATTTTCTATCTTTTCTTTTAAAGATTTTAATCCAGGAATAGCATCACCATAAGCAGCTACTGATTCTTTACCTCTCTTAATATTACTAACACCTGTTAATACTTTACCAAGTTTAGTAGCACCAGCACCAAATAGAAATGCATAGATCCAAGTCTTAGCAGTTCTTCTATCAGTTCCAATAATGTCTGCATTATATTGATGTATATCACCACTCATAATTTGATTAGTAAGATTATCATCTTTAACATAATGAGCTAAGGATCTGAATTGATTACCACTAGAGTCAGCACCTACAATCTTTCTTCCAGGTTCAGCGATAAGTAATTCACGTAACTCTTTACCTAATTCAGCATCAGCTGCAGGAAGATTAGCAATAACTTCATGACGACATCTAAATGTAGGAGTACCTACAACCCAAAGTTTACCATGTAATCTATTATCTTTTAGATCTCTTAACCAACCTTCAACAACACCACGACGTGATCTAAGTGTAGTCCATTCGTTAATAAGAATACCATGCTCACCAACTTTTTCTAAAGAAGTCTTAGTTAACTTAGGAGTTTTCTTTATAAACTCTCTACCTAATCTTTCCATTTTCCAATCATCAGGTACCCAGCCAATAGAATATAAATATTCTTTAACTTGTTCTAGGTTTCCTAAGTTAGCAGGCATAGTAACTTTACGTTGAAACTCTTTACCAGCAGGCCATGCATATATGTCTTCTACTTTAATAGATTTATTAAGGTACTCACTTAATATACGTGCAGTTGTTGCAGTATAATATCCTTTCTTAGTAAACTTAGGAATCTTAGGTGCCTTATCTATTAAGCGTGTAACAGCAGGTAATTTAGGTTCAACTATCTTTTCTATAGTAGACATCCTACTTTTAATTTTATCTAACAAAATCAAAGCTTTATCTTGATTGAATGCCCATCCATAGTGTCTACAGTATGCATCAAATTTAGCTGCCTCCATTTCAGAAGATAAACCTTTACTTATTAAAGGTTGTTTTGCTCTAATAACTTCAAGCTCTTTCATTAGTCTATGAAAGATAACAGTATTTACTTTAACATCTCTAGCACAATATGTCATCATGGTTTCAGAGTAATTATCAAAGTCACTAAATTCAAATTTAGGATACTTAAGATACTCACCCCATCCACCAAGACCATGTTTGTGTGGACGTTTATAATTTAATACTTGTGATGCAATCCAAGTATCGAAAAACTTTTTATGATATAAATTAATACCATATAGTTTTAAGATAACTAATGCATCAAAGCCAATACCATTATGTGCAATTAGTAAGTCAGCTTCTTGTAATAGTCTAAGACCATCAGCAATACTAGGATACTTATCATCTTCATCAGTGAATTTAAATACTCCACTACTTTCTATGTTTTGTACAACTAAACACCATATTTTAGTTGCATCTAACCCATCGGTTTCAATATCAAACGTGAGTTTCATATCGTTTCCTTTCTATTGTTCTCTAAATATGCTTGAAACATTGCACAATAAATTGCCATATCTGTTAATGTATCTTCAAGTGATTCAAAGTTTACATCTTTAGTTGGTTTATCAAGCAAATTTCTCATACGTAAATATTTAGTATGTATCATATGCATATATGATTGATTTCCAAATGGAAAATAATCTTCTTCAGACCATTTAGATCCTTGATAATCTTTACTTTTCTTTTCTTTAAGTTCTATAGCTTCTTGTAATATTTTAGTTGCTGTTACTTTAGACATTAGTAACCTACCTTTCTATTCATTATTAAGTAATTTATCTTGTAAAAAAAGGCGATAGCCTTTTTCGTTAAGTTTATCTTTTTTACGATCATATTTCTTTTTATTAGGAACTATAAGACTAGCCGTACGACGACGACTTATAGCGATTGCTTTAGCAATAGGATTGATTTTGCGCATAACACACCTCGGATGGGGGTTTCGTTTTTTAAATGTCTCCTATAAGTAAATATTTACCCAGGAGGTTATTATGGGATACGAGAACTGCGGAAAGCATCCTAATTCTCTTAAACAACTTCGTCCAATTATAGATTCAGAACATGCTAAAAAAATGCAAGCTAAAGGTGCTGAAACTCGTCGACAAAATAAATCTCTTAGAGATGCAATGAAATTGTCTGCCTCTGAGTTCAAAAAGATTAGAGACGATGTTATCACAGAGATGCCTGCTGCTGTTGACATATTAAAAGTTCAATTAGTTAAAGCAATGCAAGTTGAAGACCAAGAGACTATTGAAAGATTAGCTCTTGCTCTTGCTGAATTTGAGCAACCTAAATTGCAACGTATAGATCAAACATCATTAACGATTGATACTGCTGAATTGTCCGAAGTCGAGTTGAACGCAAGAATTGCTGCACTGACGGAGACGTCGGATGGGGGTTCGTAAAAATTTTAAAAGATCAATAAGCCCAGAGTACGTTATGTACCCTGGGCTTATTTTTGCAATCTAACCAGGCCGAGTTAGCTAGGAGTCGCATTTTTTACTTGTCGCTACCAAGTAGGAGGCCTTAACTCTCATTGCTATTTTGCACTCACCTCGTAGCCCGTCGGCTGACAGGAATTACCGCGATAAATCGAGCCTTACGTAATCTCAAGTCATTGTCAGTTTATTGTGCTATTCGTTAAATTTTCGCAACTTAATCTACTCTATATTAACGAATTCTTGGCAGACGAACTAGGATTTGAACCCAGACTAATAAGGTTGGAGCTTATTGTGCTACCGTTACACTATCCGTCTTTAAACTATCAATATATTCGTATGCTAACTTTCTATTTTTAAAGCTACCTAGAGGAACCCAATGTAATACATTCATTTTCTCTTTAGCTTTAATTTCTTCTTTAGTACTAAAACCTAAATCTAAAGAAGATGCTTTAGCAAATGCTCTGAACATATTGTCTACTGGTGATTTCTTTTTACTTACTGAAAAATGTGATAATTTCATTTTACTACTCCAAAATATAAATTATAATTAAAATATTCATCTAGAATTCTTAGATTTTTATAGTCACAATCTTCAAGATTTTCTATAGGAATATCATCTGGATCTATATCGTCATTAATATTTAAAAGGTTTTCACTATACCAATTCTTTTCATGAATAAACCAATTATTATATAAACCTGTGAAGGCTTTATTAGCTTTATTTATTGAAATAATATCCATTAGTGTATTGCTGCTATTTTAAATCCAAGTGCATCATTATCAATTTTATGATTACCTTTAAATTTAATTATTTCTTTTAGCTCTTTATGTGTAATTTTAGGTTTAGCATCATCTCCTTCCATATTTGTACCAGAAACTATAGCGGTACCTGCAAGAGGATAAGGCTTTTCATAAAGAGGTGAATTAACTTCAAAGAAATAATTGGAGTTTTTTAGTAACCCTTCATCATTAATATATATAGTATCACCTTCGTCATTAATATCTACACAATCAAAGTTACCACCAATCATACGTTGTATCCATTGGTATTTAGGTTCTGATTTATCTAAATAAAATACTTCATTTATTTCACCTAGATCAGGTCGAATTATAAAATGTTTCATGTTATTATTCCTTTAATTTTCTTGCATAAGTTAATACTGCAGGTAGTATACCACAATCTTTTATTCCTATATTAGGTGGCTCCCACCCTTCAGGTTTAATTAAATCGGGTACACCAAGTGGATTAGGTCTAGACTCTTTAACACCAACTTCTTTATTCATATTAGAATGATATACTTCATCCCAAACTTTTGCAGAGTTAACACCAAATAAATCTAAAGTACCAAGAGCAACGACGATTGTATCTATTAATCCGTCAACTACTTCTTTAGCATCTCCATCACCATAAGCATTTACAGTTTCAGTTACTTCTTCTTCTAAAAAGTCTATTCTGTGAGCAAGAAAAGTATCTAAAGTTTTATAATCTTCTTCACATACTTTATCTTTAACCCAATCTTTTGCTTTATATTTTGCATGCATTAATGCGATATCTTCAACCCAATTATTACGGTTTAAATACATAATTTAGTTTTCCTCTATGCTTATAATCAAATATTCCAAGATGTTCAGGTTGAAATCCTTGAATATCATATTGTTGTTTTAATTCAAATCTAGGAGGTTGCCTCCATACTTTATCGAGTTGTACTTTAGCTGTTTCCATATGCTCTTCATAAACATGCGCATCACCTATAATCATAGTAATAGATCTAGGCTTAATGCAAGCATAAGAGGCAAAACAAGAAAGCATAGTAGCAGCGAACACCATATCACTGGGAATCCCCACCATAAAGTCGCCAGATCTTTGGATCCAGAGTAAATCCAAATAGTCATCGTTGCGCCAAAACTGGTAAGAATAGTGACAACAGGGAAGACTAAGATCATCTTGTTTACCAGGATTCCATCCACTAATAACCATGCGACGACTACTTGGATCATTACGAAGAGCCATAGCCACTTCTTGCATTTGGTTTTTACCATTTGCATTAATCCAAAGATTACCATAGTCCAAATTAAGGTTGCCGTTCTCATCACCGAGATAAGACCAGTAGTTACAGCCCCATTTTTCAAAGTCTTCAACATTTTTAGGACCTCTTATAATAGCTGCATACTCACCAAGAATACCCGGCCAATGTATGTAACGTGTTGTTATTATTGGAAATAATCCATGATCTAAGCCATCAATTTTAAGGATTTGATTAGGTAAAGATTTTACATGACCATTCCTAGTTTCACGATAACTACCATTATGTATAATATCGTGGACTATTCTTTTATAGCCTCTTTCATTAGGATAGATTTCCATAAGATTATTCTTTCTCTATAATATGACGATTGTTCATCTTTTTTATCTTTTTAATTAATTTGTACATTTTATCTAAAGTTTCTCTACCACTATCAGATAATCTGTCCCAGTCCCAATGTAATTCATTAATACGATATTCAAGCTTATTTAATAACGCTTCCATTACATTTGCTCCAATTTATCTTTTAGTTTTTCAAGATTATGAATTGCATCAGGTTCTTCAGAACTGTCAATTCTACTTGTAAGAAGAAATATACGATGTTCGATTAAATCAAAAAGTAACTCTTTATCATTAATACTTAAACGAGGTTTTAATTTAGCCAATGTTAATCTCCATTTCCATTTCAATTACGTCATCAATTCTATCTTCAAGACTATATTCTTCATGACCTTTTAAGATAATACTTATATCTTCATCATTTATATTATATTTCTTTGATATTTCATGAGTAACTTGATAATGAAGTTCGTCTTTAGCTTCAGTAATTTTATCGTAAAGTATTTCTTGAAGCTCTTGAATAATATTTTCTCTAATATAACTAACTTCTTGATTAATTTGATCGTTAATCATATCAGATATTTTAGATAAACTGCCGTTAACAGTTTCTGCACCAATACCTATATTACCTTCAAATGGATGTGGAGCTGCTTCTTTAGCTGCTTCCCATTCAGCTTTATCATTAGGTTCAATATTAGATGGTGCAGTATCTTCAGTTGTTTTAATGTCATCAGGGTTCATGGTGTCCTCCTTATAGCTGATGGGTTAAGCTCCAATAAAATATACATGCTAGAGCAATTAATAAGAGTGTGTAGTCAAATGGATCAAACAGTTTCATTTTTTATCTCCAAGTATTTACATTTATATAATGAGCATCTTTAAGAATTTGAGTTATAATAGGAACTATAAGCTCATTTGCTTTATTCATACGTTTAGTAGACCATTCGTCAAAACCGATTTTAGCGTCTTCAGTTTCTTCTTCAATTTTCGTTAAGTCTTTTTGAGTATAATTATTTTCTATTATAACAATTTGTTCAACAATAGGCATAAGCATATCATGAACAATATCTTGATCTATAAAATTAAGTAGTTTATTTTCTATTTCTATAGATATTTTATTTAGATTAACAGTAGTTGTAATGCTATCTGATGGTTCATAAGTATTAGACATTCCAAGAATTTCCTTTCGCTATTCTATCAAATTTAAATTTACTTTTATTGACTGCATCTAAATCTTCGAGATTAACTAATATATGTTCAATTAACCATAAGGCTTTTTCATCATTAGTTTTATCTCTATCTACACCATTAAGTCCATTACGAATATATGTTATTTGAGGACCTAAACGTTTAGCTAAATCGGCTTTAGAAACATTGGGAAAATATAAAGCTATCATAACGAAATTCCTTTCTTTTCTTTAATATGATAAATAGGCTTATCACATCTCCAAGCCATAGGTATATTAGGATACATTTCATTTTTAATATTTAAAGTCATTTCGTCGGTTCTTGCTTTACATTCTTGGTGGGTTTTATATGGACCTCGAGTATCTACAACTGTACTACAAGTTTTCCAACTTAATTGAGCATGTACACATACTATAACTATGGCTTCAAACATTTTTATCTCCTTAAATTAGTGCCGTTTAATTTTCTCTTTGAGTTTATAAATATAATCAAAGAACTGCGTTGTGCTAAATCGTCCATTAAAAGTTTTACAGACTTCAGCTATATCGTAAGCAATTGCATCGTCTACATCATTATATGCACACAATTCTGCAAATGCAATAAAGTGTTTTCTAGTCATTTTTAATCCGTTTTAAAAAAGTGAAAAGTAATAGCCCTTAAAACTAATAATAAAGGCAAAAGGATTCCAGCGAATTGCCAGAATCCATGTCCATCAGCGGGATCACTAAATATACTAATCTTCATAACCAGTTTTAGGTCCTACTGTTTCATCTTCATGATCTTGAAATGAAAATTCTTCATCGTATAATGAAGATTCTTCAGCTGGTATTACATCATTTTGATATTTTTGATTTTCATCTTCAGAATTATAATGATACTTAAATTGCTCAAGTTCTTCTAATGCATCATTAATATATATTTCGCATTCATCAATACTTTGAATGACTTCATCATTAGCAAAACCTGCTTTTTCAATAGGATCACTATGCCAATTAGATACAAAGTGAATTGAATCTAAAGCATCTTTAAGTATATTTTCAACTACTTCTAATTGATTATTTAACATTGGATTTTCTTTATTAGTCATTATACATCTCTCTCTTATTTTGTCTGGCTTGAGTTTTTTCACAAAGAATTTGATAT